GAACATAACTCATCTAATAAAGTAGAAGATGCTTATTTAGTTGAATCGTGGCTTATTGAAAATGAAGATACTGATAAGTCTAAAAAATACGGATTTGAATTACCTGAAGGTACTTGGATGGGAATGTATAAAATCGATAACAATAAAATTTGGAACGATTACGTTAGAACAGGACTAGTTAAAGGATTTTCAGTAGAAGGATTCTTTGAGCAATACGCTATGTCTAAAACCCAATGTAGAAGAAATGGCCAATGTGCCTGTGGTAAAACAAATGATCCAAACGGACTATGTGATGGTAGTCATTTAAACAGATAATATGAAAAATATTTTATACTTTGCAGGTGCAGTAATGTTAGGACACCTAGCTGGATCAAACGGAGAAATAGTATCAACATTAGTATTTGGTGCTATTGCAGGTGTAGCTGCATTTATAGTTTCTAAATTTATAGAACAATATAAAAAGAAATAAAATGCCAAAACCATTATTATACGAAAGACAGGAAGATTTCATTGAAAGATGTATTCCTGAATTATTAGATGAAGGTAAAGATAGGGCCCAAGCTGTAGCACAATGTTACGCTATTTGGAACCAAAAATAATACTATCGAGGCCCCATTGTTGCATATGTATCTATGCGGTGCCATAGTGCACCTAAAAATATTATTAACTAATATAAAAACTTCGAGATTATGACCAGTTCAGAATTAAGAGAACTCGTGAAGCGTCATTTTAATCTTACTGAAGCAAATCCAGAAACTGTAGTGGAAGAAACTGTGGTAGAAGAAGCATTTGGCGAATTAGAGGATGTTAATAAAGCATTCGTACTTCGTTTCCCTGGTGATTCTCCTCAGGTTGGTGATAAAGTAACTGTTGTTACTACTGAAGGCCAAGAAATGGATGCCCCTGATGGCACTCATGAAATGGCTGATGGTACGAAAATTCGTACTGAAAATTCAGTAATCGCCGAAATCATTTCTGCAGACGGTGAAAAGGAATTAGCTAAGGAAGAAATGATGGCTGAAGAGGAAATGATCGCAGACGTAGTTGAAGACGTTGTTAAAGATGTAGTTGAGGAAGTAGTTGCTGACGCAGTTGAAGAAACTGTAGCAGAAGCTGTATCTGAAGCTTCATTAGAAGACATCGTAAAAGAAATTGCCGATGCAGTTGAAATGGAGATGGGTAAAATGAAGGAAAAAATGGCTGAACTAGAAGCTAAAGTAGACGCAATTGAAGCATTGCCGGCTGCTGAATCTACTATCGTTAAGTCAGAAATGTCTTCTGTAAAACCAAAATTCGACACTTTCAGCGTAGATTCTGCCGCTAATGCAGAACGTATTAAATTAGCACTTGCCGAGATGGCAAATTTTAAAAAAAAATAAATAATTTAAATTTAAACTAAAATGAGTTTAGACGTATCAGCACTATCAAACTTTAACAACGAAGTTGCAGGTGAACTTCTCGTTAAAGCAGTATACGGTGGATCTACAATGGAGTACATCACCGTAAAAGAGGGTGTTAAGTACCAAGAGCCTATTAACCTTATGGACGTAAGCCTTTACATCCAGAACGGTACTTGTGTTTCAAACGCATCAGGTTCTTTAACTTACACTCAAAGAAACATTACTGTTTGTCCACGTACTTCTTTCGACGGTATCTGTCTTAAGGATATGGACAAAAAATACTTAGGTATCGCAGCCTTAGAGCCAGGTTCGTACAACGAAACCTTCGCTATGGCAGATGCTTATTCTAACCTATTGGTAAACAAATTTCAAAAAGCTAATGACCAGTTCCTATGGCAACAAGTATCTGGTTCTGCTTCTAGCTTCGGTGGAACTTGTGAATCAGATGGTCTATTAAGATTATTATCTTCAGGTTCAGCAGGATCAGCAATTACTGACTCAGCTCAGATCGTAGGTTCAACTACTGCATCTCTTGCTAACTTGGATACTATGATTGAAGCATTGAACACAGACGTAGCAGACCGTGATGACCTTACTTTCTTCATGAGCGTAGGTAAATTCCGTCAGTTCGTATCTGAAGTTCGTACTTCAAACTCTTACTACTTCGATCCTGCTGCTATCAGCAACAGAGGAGGTATTCTTGAAATGGCTTACCCATTCCAGAACATTAAAGTAGTAGGTACTGTAGGTATCAACACTAACCGTATCGTATTAGGACCAGCTAAACAAATTGTAGCAGGTACTGACTTAATGTCGGATTTCTCAGAATTCCAACTTTGGTACGATATCAACACTGATCAGTTAAAACACAGAATCAGCACGAAACTTGGTGTACAAGTAGCGTTCCCTGAGTACTGGGTTTCTAACAACGCCTAATATTAACCCTTAAAAAACCAGATAAATTATGGCAACTTGTGACATTACTTCAGGATTTACGCTAGGGTGTAGAGATAATACCGGTGGTATTACTAACCTTTACATCTTATCTGGTTCTATCGACACTGTAACTACAGCTAGTGAGGGATTAATCGATGCGATTAGTGGTTCAGGTGAGTTCTTTAAGTATGAATTATTCCGTCAAACTTCAGATTACAGTGAAGCTATCACTGCTACTCCTGAAAACGGTACTGTGTTCTATGAGCAAACAGTAAACGCGGTATTCTTCAAACTTCAAAGCGCTACTCGTAACCAGGTGAGAGTATTAGCTCAGAATCCAAACGTTAAAATTATTGTTGAAACTAATAACGGAACAGTTGATGGCGTAGGTCGTTACTGGTTATTAGGTGAAGACAGAGGTATGCAGTTATTGTCTGGAACAGGACAATCTGGTACTGCGTTTGGTGACTTAAACGGCTATAACTTAACCTTCACAGGTCAAGAACCAAATCCGAGCTCCGAACTTTCAGGAAGCTTGAATACAGTTGTTTCAGGAATCACAGTTCCTGCAGGCAGCTAAATAAATTAATTTAGGAAAGGGGTTGCGCTACGGCGTGGCCCCTAACCTAATATTTTGTATATTATGCTACAATTTGATAAGAGCCAAGCGACCAATAAAAATGCAGTTTATCTTGATACTGTAAATACAGGTTCAGGATATTACGATCAGTTAAGAGTTGTATATTCTCAGTCTTATGACCGTTCAAGCGGTTCATTTGCTATTACAGCTTTATCTTCTCCTACTGCTTATACAAATTGGCTATTATTACAAAATAGTGGAAGCGTTGTACCTACACCTAGTGGACAATATGATGTTGAAATATATACAACAACAGGTTCAGTAGAAGCAATTACTTGGGGAACTTATTCTCCAACATGGACAGCAGCTTCTTCTACATGGATAAATTTAACAGGTAGTGCAGCAATTTCATTCCTTGATTTACTTTATTCAGATAGAGCATTTGTTTCAGGATCGAACGAAAGTAGTATAACTAACTATGTATCAGATAATGAGAATGGTACTTACATAACATACAATGGATAAGATTAAATTTTCAAATATCACCAAGGATGTGGGTAGTAGAATTTACATCCAAGAAGACGCTAAAGAATACGTTAAATTTGGTGAATACAATGCTTTTCCTCAAGACTTAATCGAGTTATATAATAACAGCTCTATCCACAATACCTGTGTAAACGCTATTGTGGACGGAATTGTTGGTGAGGGATTAACAGCTGACCCAGAATGGGTTTTAGATGTTGCAAATTCAACAGGTGAATCTTGGAATGACTTATTAAAAAAAGTAGCTCAAGATTATAAATTGTATGGAGGTTTTGCTTTAGAGGTTATTTGGAACAAAGCACGCACTAAAATAGCAGAAGTATATCATATCGATTTTAGCTTTTTACGTGCTAGAGAAAAAGATTACAGAGGAAGAATTCCAGGTTACTACATTTCTGACGAGTGGGCAACTAAATTTAGATACTCAGGATACAATTTAACTGATTTACCTTATATTCCTGTTTACAACCCACAAAAGAAATTAGAAGAACCTAAACAAATTTACGTTCATAATCCTTACAGACCAGGTCAACGTTACTATCCTTTACCTGATTATGTAGGTGCTCTTAGAGTAATTGATTTGGACGCTGAAGTGGATAATTTCCACATTAACAACATTAAAAACGGATTAGCACCATCGTTAGCAATTACAACTTATACAAATGCTAATGAGGAAGAAAGAGAAGCAATTGAAAGAATGCTTCAATTACAATATTCAGGTACTAATAACGCAGGTAGTCTATTATATATGGACGTAGATGATCCTGCAAATAAACCTGATATTACTCCTATTCCACAAAATGGTGCTGACGGATATTATACAGACTTAAATGATATGGTACAGCAGAAAATTTTAACTGCTCACCGTATTACTTCACCTATGATTCTAGGTATTAAGACAGCAGGTCAACTAGGAGGTAGAGATGAAGTTATAGAAGCATACTTATTATTAGTAAACACTGTTATTAGACCTTTCCAACAAGATATTTTAGCAGTATTTGAAGACCTATTAGAAGAAAAATATCCAGAACAAGATATTACTTTAGGTGTACAACAATTAAAACTGTTTGCTGATGGTGAAGAAGAAACAGATGTAGTAACAGCTATTGATGCTGGAGTAGGTGATGATTCTGAATTAGAAGCACAAATCGAAAAAGCGGATAGAGAAGCTGGTATGGATGAAAATCAACCAATAACTGAATTACCCTTAGCATAATGACAAATACTTTAATCATCTCAGAAGCAAAGTTAAGACAATTCACAGATATTAATGATTCTGTAGATAGTGCTTTACTTAAAAATGCAGTTAGAACTGCTCAAGATATTGAATTACAAAGAATTATCGGTACTAAATTGTACAAGAAAATTTTAAGTGATATTGATGCAAGTACTTTAACAGGCGTTTACCAAACATTAGTAGACGATTATATACAGGACTTCTTGTTATACGCGGCCTATTATGAAGCATTAGAGGCAATTTATATACGCCCACGAAATAACGGTCTTCTCACACCAACAGGTGGTGAAAATAGTATTGAAGTAGATAGAAGTCTTTACAATGTTAAAAGACAAAGTGCAGAAAATAAAGCACAATTTTATGCTGAGATGCTTACTAACTATATTGCTGAAGAACAATCGTCTTATCCAGAATTAAATTCAGCAAACAAATTATATGAGATGTGGCCTGATTATGGTTCACAGTATCGTTCACCTATTGTGTTTTCTCGTAATGCAAAAGTTGGAGCACATTATAAAGAAGCGAAAGAAGCAGGATTAAGAATCACAGATTCAAAATATAAACAATACCCTTGGGGTTCAAATGTTAATTAATTATGGGAACTAATTTAACCAATTTACCTATTTCAGCATCGTTTCAGGGGTTAGTACAAATCTCTGGTAGCGACCAGCTTACTGATGGTACAGGTAGTTTAATTTCATCTTTAGATGTTACATCGTCTTATGCTATAACTGCTTCTTACGCTGAAAATGCAGGTACAACTACTGATACAGGTAGTTTATTAACTACTGCGAGTGCAGCAGATGCAACTATTACGTTTACTAAGGGGGATGCTTCAACGTTCCCTATTACTGTTAACAATGTAGCAAATGCTACTTCTGCCTCATTTGCCGATAGTGCTTCTTTAGCAGCTAATGCTACTCAAGCAGTTTCAGCTTCATTTGCTACTTCAGCTTCATATGCTCAATTTGCAAGTGGTGCAGCTGATATTAACGCTGTTTACTCTGCAAGTGCTATAGACGCAACTATTACATTTGAAAGAGGTGATGCAACTACTTTTGATGTAGAAATAAATAATGTAACTTCAAGTATTTCATCTTCGTTTGCAGAAAATGCTAGAACAGCTGATTCAGCAACAACTGCAACAACAGCAGCATTCGCATCAGCAGCAGCAACTGCTTCTTATGTAGCAGGTGCTAATGTAGATGGAGCGGTAGCAAATGCCACTTCAGCTTCTTATGCTGTAACAGCTTCATATGCAGAAAATGTTTCAACCCCTAACTTACAACAAGTAACTGATCAAGGGAATTTAACAACAAATCCTATCACATCATCAGCAATCGTTACAACAGATGCAAGTGCTACAAACGTAATTGCAGGTAACTTAGATGTAATGGGTACTATTACTTACATTTCATCTTCTACATTACAAATTGGAGATAATGTAATTGAAATTAACTATAACAAAGCTGCTGGTGATAGTGGTATCTTAACATACGATACAACCTCACCATTTACCGCTTCTGTAATTTGGGATGCTACAAATGACCAATGGAAAGCAGGTACTTATGGCAGTGAAGAAAAAATTATAATTGCAAGTGATACAGGCTCAATGTCTGTTGCTTCAGCAGTAAGTGCTTCATTTGCAGAAGACGCTAGAACAGCAGATTCAGCAACTTCAGCTTCTTATGCTATAACTGCCTCTTATGCTGAAAACGCAGGAACAACTACTGATACTGGTTCGTTATTACTTACCGCGTCTATAAGCGATGCTACTATTACGTTCACTAAAGGTGATGCTACAACATTCCCTATTACAGTAGATAACGTTACTTCCGCGTCTTATGCAGCAAGTTCATCAGTAGCTACATTTGCAGATACAGCAACATCAGCTTCATTCTCAGAAGACGCTAGAACAGCAGATTCAGCAACTTCAGCTTCTTATGCAGTAACAGCTTCTTATGCTGAGAATGCTGGTGGAGATGCTTTCCCATATACAGGTTCAGCTCAAATTACAGGTAGTTTAGCAGTAACTGGTTCAATTACAATTAAAAATGGATCAAATACAGGTTCAGTAGTTGATAATGTTACAGATACTTATGCTACTACAGATATTCAACATATTGTAACCTTAACCCAGGCAGAATATGATGCAATTGGAACCCCAAGTGATGATACACTTTATTTAATCGCCGATTCTACAGGCTCAATTGCCGTAAGTGCCTCTTATGCTGTAGTAGCTAGTGGATTGGATAGTGGTTCTTATTACTATGAAGGTTATAGACCTACACCTACTTCATCTTACGCATTTATTTGGAATGATACTGGTAGTAATGGAATGAATATGAACTTTGTTGCTAATGGTTCAGGAGAGCAAATCTGGACTAGAGAAGAAAGTTTAAGTGGTTCAATCATTGCTTCATATGGTTTAACTTATAACACCAATGATTTTTTCTACAGTAACTTCTACCAAGCAAAAGGTAACTTAATATTTGGTGGTAATTCACATACAGTAGGGTCAGCTCCAGGATATGGTAAGATTTATATTCCTAGAGCAATGACAATGATTGGTGGTGAATCTAACACATTCTGGCAAGGTTCACATGCTTATGGTACTGTATTAATTGGTGGTTTAAGTAATATTGCTGGTAATGATTATAACCAAACAATTACCGGTAATGTATTAATTGGGGGTCAAAGTAATAAAAATGGTGGTGGTAGCCATTCAGCTTTAATTGGTGGTTCTAGTAACACACTTACTACAGCAGCAGATCAATCAGGTATTTTTGTAGGTAAAAATAATATTATTAAACAAAACCTTAGAAATGCTATTGTAGGTGGACATAATAACATTTTATCAGGTTCAGGAGCCCCAGATTCAGCTATTATAGGTGGTGCTAATAACAAAATTTATAGTACATCCACAAGTGCAACTGGTTCAGTTATTTTAGGTGGTTATAGTAATACAATTGACTCATCTAGAAATGGTGGTATTTTAGCTTCTAATAGTTCAACAGTAAGTGCTGGTTCTAACCACTTTGCTATTATAGGTGCTGAAATTTGTTCAGGAACAACATCTAACTCAGCAATTGCTGGTGGTAGAAGTATTACAATCTCAGGCGCTAATAACGTATTAGCAGGGGGTTCTGATGGTGGTATGTTAGCTGATGAAAACGGTACAGCATTCTTTGAAAGATTAGTAGTAAGAAAAGGTGGTGGTGCTAGTGGAGCTAAATGGTTTAGAGCAAAATCAGATACTCAATTATTTAGTGTAACTGGTTCTTCATATTTTAGTGGTTCAACATTCCAAGTAGAAGCACCTACTGAGATTATAGGTTCAACTACTATTTCAGGTTCAATGTATGGTGAGGTTGAAGGATTAACAATTGCCTCAACAACAGCTTCTATCGATTGTAGTACAAATAATTTCTACACATTAACACTTGTTAGTGGTAGTACTACTCATATTACAGCAACCAATGTTAACCCAGGACAAACTATTAATTTAAAACTTTTACAACCTAACCCAGGATATGGTTCAGTAACATTTGAAAGTACATTCCAATTCCCTGGTGGGGTAGTACCTACAGCAACAACAGCTTCAGATGCCGTTGATATAGTATCATTTGTATCATTTGATAGTACAAACTTATTAGCAAACTCACTAAATAATTTTAGTTAATATATGTTTACACCAACAGCCATATTAACAGGAGGCATTCAAGGTGAACCAACACCTGTAGGTCCAAGATATTGGAGATATTATGTTGATACTGCAGTAGTAGATCACCATCCAAGGGTAGCTAGAATTGATCTAATTGATGAATTCGCTATTACTTATAACTTGGTAACTTATGTAGGTGATAACTGTAGTGATTCAGGTACTATCCCTGGTACAAATGCCTCAGCTGGTACTTATGATTTTGGGGTCTTAGGAAAAAATATTACAAATGCTCAATTCTATGTTTCTTACGGTGGAGATAGAAGAGCAGCTAATATAATTCTACAATCAAGTGAAAATAACACCGATTGGACAAATGAAGTAACAGGTGTAGCAGATAGTGATGCTAACCCAGCTTCACCAAGATGTGGATTACATACCATTGTATAAAAAATAAAATATGGCTGATTATAAATACCAACAAAAAGTATATATTGGCTCAAATCCTGTAGCTGCAGTAGTATCAGGTTCTACTGGGTTGTTAAGTGAAGCTAAAATAAGACAAGGAACAACTCAAATTCAAGGTGATTCCATTGTTACAAATGGACTAACAGCATATTGGGACGTTCATAATTTAGCATCTTGGGATGGAACCGGAGGGGCAGATACAGCTGATGCTTATTGGAAAGATATAAGTGGTAATGGAAGACACCTTACTTCCTCACAAAACATTATTAATTCCTCCTCTATTCCTGTTTATGCTACTTACTTAGGTTCTAAATGTTTTAGGATTGGTAACTTAGATACAGGTGGAGGTAGTGGTAATGTTCAAATCCCAGCAAGTGCTGCTTCATCAGTATCACCAGCTGTTTGGTATATCCCTTCATCTTCACTAGATATTCAAACTAATGGAGAATATACATTTGAAGTATGGTGTGCTTTAGCTGTAGGTGCTATTGATTCTTCAGCAGCAGATGTTTCATCTTATAAAATTATTAGTAAAAAAGATGCTTGGGGAAATTCTAATCAAGTCCAATATGCTTTAGGAGCAGGAGATACAGCACCAACAGTTTATAACGCAGGTACTGTTTGGGTTCAAAATGATGACCCAGTAAGTGATCAATCAGGTACATCTAATTGGGATGATGGCTATTGGAGACTGCTTACAGTTATTGGAGATGCAAATAATGTATCATTCTATCAAAATGGGCAATTTGTAAATACACAAGTTTTAGATAACGGATTTAGAACCGATACAGATGCACCATTTGTAATTGGTGCTGAAGGTCTTTCTGATGCTGCACCATGGTCTAG